GCCTTGCTGATGGGGCGCACGTTGTCTAGCAGCTTCAGGTGCCCCGCCAACTCTCTGCGTAGCGTCTCAGGTGATACGGCTGCTTCCTTCGCCTCTGGCTGTGCTTGGAACATCCCTGCTGCGCGTCCCATTAGCTCCAGTGCTTTCAACCGGGAGCCTTCCTGTTTGCCTGCTTTGCTGAGTGCCAGCAACTCTTTCAGCACGTACCGCTTCGTCGCCGCAGTGTCCTCAGCCAGCACTTCGACTGTCTCTCCCCATGCGTCTTGGAGGCTCTTCTGGACCCGTGGATCACGGCTCACTCTGTACGCTGCCGCCGTGATGGTCCTGTCATCCCCTTTGGCATTCGGATATGCGTCTCGGTACGCTTGACGCATCGTCTTCCCCTGTATCAGCCCTTTGGTGAATTCAATTTGGCTGCTTGTGAGTGGCCTTGGACGTGGTATCTCACTCCCTCTTACTCTTCCATCACTCCGCATCACTGGAGGGTCTGCGCGAAGAGCCAGCCGTTCCGCTTCGCTCAGTTCCGGGCCGCCGTCTTCACCGTTTAAATCGACGTCTAGGCTCGCCCTTTCCAGTGCAGCCATGTAGTCCTCTTTCGTGGCCCTGAGTCGGTCCCGGGTCTCGCTCCGCTCCGTCATACTGTGATTCCCCTCATACTGTGTAAACGAACACACTGTTCGCATCCCCAGCATCCTATCAGGTTATCCACAGCCTGTGCATAACTCTAAATCTATCCACAGCTTCTCCCCAGCCTCTGTCAGCCAGCCGTCAGAAACCCCTTACCCTGCCCTACCCCTCACCCCGGTCCCGTCCGTCGATTTAAACCCGGTCTGCAATAAACAAGTACTACAAAACTTGTCCACACCCTGTGGATAACTCGCACCTTATCCACAACCCTGTGGATAACTTATGTAGAACTTTCCTATTGCAAACTGGCCTTGCAGGCCCCGCTTGGACTGACCCTATACCCACCCCGCCTGACCCCCTTCTAGAGCCTCCGAGACCCTCCCCAAGGGCTACTGGTATGACCGTTGCCTCCTATATAGATATTCAACGACCTGACCGCCCAGACAATACCCACACAATCCACTCGGGAATTGATTTACACGGGCAAACCACGTTATAGTCCAGCCCATGCACTTGCGAACGGCTCAGTCCGGTAATAGCAAGCGATGCAAAGGTGATCGAGCCTACGGTGCCAGCCCCGCGTGCTGGACCCCCCGGTGGAGTCCGGCTCGAACGGCCCGAGTAACGGTCGGTCTGTGGCGATGCCCTAGGGCGCAATACAGGCAGGTGCTACGACCTGCACCGCGCTACTGGCGCGGTAGACAACAAAACATCCACTTGCACATTCAAGCGCTGCTTGCAGCCTGATGCGTCCCTCTGGACGCATTGGAGTGCACGTCGCACTGTCCCGGAGATCACTATGGAAACCCTGCTCAATAAATACCGCGCTAACCCCTCCGCCATCCGTCACGCCGCAGTGATGCGCTATCGCCGCAAGCACCCGTTTTGCGAGTGCCTGCTCAGCGAGGAAGACCTCGCCCTGATGCGTCGACTCTGCGCATTCGACGCCGTCTGACCGCACCCTGATGCATCCCCCCCGGATGCATTGGAGTGCTGTCCCCCTTCAACCAACGGAGAACCTATGACCCCCGCTCTCGCCCTGACCAACGCCGCCATCCTGCTGGCGTCCCACGCCGACGGCACAATCCAGTGCCCCGCTCAAGCAGAGACCGCCCTCGCCGTCGCGCTGGATCCTCCAGCAAGCCGCCGCCCGTATCCGGGCAGGCATCGCCCTTACGCTGCTGGGTCAGTACACGGATGACGCTGCCGCTGAACTGTATCGGACAAATGGCAGTGCCCGTGACATGGTGGCTCACGTCCTCGACCAGACGCGCGACCATTCTTTCCGCCGCGCCACTGTCAACGGTGAGCGGGGCTGGATTGTCACCCGCCGCGACCGTGGCGTGTTCATCGGACGCGCATTCGGTCGCACCCGCGCCGCCGCCGTCTCTGCTCTCGTTTAAATCACAACACCCCGGAGAAAACAACATGGCCCTAATCCACCACACACGCGAGGCGTGGCTCACTGCCGCGACCGACCTGCTGCGCCCTGCGTTCGACACGCTGGGCAAGTCCCTGCCCCTCGCCATCCGCGTCACCTGCGGATTCCCCCTGCATGCCCGTCGCAGCAAGGCGATTGGGCAGTGCTGGGCCAGCACTGCGTCGGCAGACAAAACTATCGAGATCATGATCAGCCCGGTGCTGGCGAACCCTCTCGCCGTGCTGGAGGTGCTGGTCCATGAGCTTTGCCACGCGACCGATGGGGCCATGAATCACGGCGTGGCTTTTCAAAAGGTCGCCGCCGACATGGGCCTAGTTGGCTGTGGTAGCGGGAAGCAGGCGTGGAAATCGACGAAGGGCAACAGCACCTTCGCCGCCGATCACGCCGTTACGCTGACCGCCCTTGGCGACTATGCACACGCAGAACTGGTGCCCGGTGCTGAGACTAAGGTCCAGCCGACCCGGATGCTGAAACTGTGCTGCCCGTCCTGTGGGTACACCGTCCGCACTACCGCAAAGTGGGTCGCCGCTGGCCTGCCGACCTGCCCGTGTGGCGACACCCTTCATAACGTTTAAATCGGAGAAAAACTATGCGTACCTTGAGTGAACTGGCTGCTGAGATCGCCGCCCTGCCGACCCCCGTGGTCTCCGCCGCAATCGACAAATTCGCTGGCCCAAGGGGCAGCAAGCAGGTCGCCGCGCAATGGCTCGCCGATCAAGTCTGGTCCGGCGCCCTCGCCGTGAGTGACGTGCTGCCTGCCGCCCCTGCCCCCAAGGTGGACACTGCCGCAGTCGCTGCTGCTGCTGCTGTCGCAGGCCGCGCCGAGTCGATTGCCCTTGATGCGGTCGCCAAGATCAAGACGGCGACTGATTCGATTTCGAACGTCGCGGCGATGGTCAATGCACTGGCCGAGCAGGTCGCTGCCCGTGCCCAGACCGTGGACCGCGACGCTGTCGCTGCTGATGTTGCGCAGGCGGTGGCGGAGGCATTCGCCCCCTTCCGCACCGCAGTCGAGGCCGCTGGTGCCCAGACCGCAGTCGCTGACCTGTCGGCGGTTCACGTCACGCACACTGTCCCCGCCGTGGACGTATTTGGTATCGAGGTGCTGGACATGAAAGGCCAGCCGATGACCGTAGAGGTTTGGAATCACCCCGCCGCTCCCGCCGTGGACCCTGATTTCATTTGGACTGAGGGCATCCTGCGTCACCTGCTGCTGGCGCAGGACACCGGGGAAAACCTGTGGTTTGGCGGTGACAAGGGCACCGGGAAGAGCGAGACCGCCCGGCAGTTTGCAGCCCGTACTGGCCGTGCGTTTACACGCATCAACTTCCACAAGTACACCAGTGCCGAGGAATATGTCGGCGCGGTCGGCTTGAAGGACGGGGCAACCGTCTTCGAAAAGAAGGACTTCCTGCTGGCCTTCACCTGCCCGTCCAGCGTGATCCTGCTCGATGAAATCACCAACGCCGACCCGGGCGAACTGGCCCCCTTGAACGGGTTTCTGGAACCCAAGGCCCAAGTGTCATTCGGTGGGCAGCCGCACCGCCGCGCCCCCGGCGTGATGGTGTTCGCCGCCGACAACACGTTTGGCTCGGGCGATGACTCGGGTCGCTACGCCGGGACGCGCAACCAGAACAGCGCACTGGTTGACCGCTTCGCCCGAGTGATCGCGTTTAAATTCCTGCCCGTGGATCAGGAGGTCCGGGCACTGGTCCAGCACACTAAATGCACCCCCGCCCTCGCCCGGCACGTACACGGTGCCATCAAGGTCGCCCGTGCCAAGGTCGATACCGGGGACATCACCGATGCCCCGTCGATTCGCTCGGCGATGGCATTCATCCGCGCCCTGCGGGTGCTGCCCCCCGTCGAGGCATGGGAGGCCACTGTGGTCGCCCGTCAACCCGCTGAGTCTCATGCTGTTCTGCGCGGCATCTTTGAGACCTGCATTTCCAACGACACCATTTCCAACAACCTGTGAGATCAACCATGAAAACCTATATTGGCATTCAGTTTCGCGCCGCCGTCGAGGAAATCCTCGGCAAGATCAATACCGCCCTTGACCTCGGCCCCATCCGGGTGCAGTGGACCGACACCATTGAGACCGCCGCCATCAATCGGTCTGGCACCGTGCTGCTCGCCGATGTCTCAGACAGAGCGAAGGTCTCCCACGCCACGCTAGTCAAGTACTGCGGCATGGGCGCGCATGAGCTTTGCCACCACGCCTACACCGATTGGGGCGCGATCTACGTCGTGCGCGGCGAGGATGCCCTGCTGCGCGGCCTGCACAATGCTGTCGAGGATGCATACATCGAGCGCAAGGCGATCCGGTCTACCCTGACCGGGAACATCGAGGCCCTGTTTAAATCACTGGTCGATGGCATGGTCGCCGAGGCCCTGCGTGACGTGACCGACTGGTCCGACCCGGCTCAATACCCCTTCGTGCTGGCGATCTACCTGCGTGATCACGCGACGGTCAAGGTGCCGCTGGCGGGCGGTCTGGAGCCCATCTTCGCCGAGGCCAAGCGCCGCTTTGCTACCTGCGAGTCCAGCATGGACGCACTCAAGATCGCGCAGTGGGTGCGTGAGCAACTCAAGGGTTTGGGCAAGCAGCCCGAGGGCAAACCTGAGGACCAGCCCGACGGTGACCCCGGCGAGCCCGGCGAGCCCGGCGAACCGGGCGAAGGTCAGCCCGGCGAGGGCGAGGGTGAGGGTGAGGGCGAGGGTGAGGGTCAGGGTGAAGGCCAGCCCGGCGAGGGCGAGGGTCAGCCCGGGGAAGGCGAGGGAGAGGGTCAGGAAG